TTTCCAAGTGTTGTGGCTTCTCTACATCCTTACGGTTACCCTTGTATGGGTGTGTGACAGCTAGGTCATAGCGGAAGTTTCCCTTGCCAGTAAGGAACACCTCGTAGTCTTCGACATCGTACTCCAAGACACACGCATAGATAGACCACTGAATCAAGTCGTCTACTTTATCTATTGCGTCCTCAACGTCCTGATCCTCACAGGAGAATGCAGCACGGTACGCAAAGATGTCACCATCAATGAGAATCTTAGGCTTTGTTTGCTTCTTCTTTTTCTCTGGCACGTTGACGTTCCTCGTCTGTCATTGGTGTTATATTGGTTCGATCTAGTTCAACTTCCATACCCTTACGCAACATCTCTACAAAACCGAAATTAAAGATAGCACCGAAGGTTGCATCATCCATGTCTAGTTTGACAAGTGCCGATCCATCCTCTCGTTCTTCCAAGGCTATAACTTTTATCTCACTCATTGTCCGTATCCTCGTAAGGCTGCCCATGAAGTAGGGAACAGTTCCATCATCTTGTCACTGATATGTGAGGCTACCTCACGTGACTCTGCTTGTGTGTCAGGCATACCACGTAGACGACACATATCTGCAAAGGCATCTAATGAACCTGACCAGTACCACTCTGTCATCATAGACTGAGGCAGGATCATACGTGCTTGTTCTGGGCAGACACCCTTGGCTAACAGATATTTGTAGTCATGCGTAGAGCTTTCTACCATGTTCTTTGCTAGTTCTGGGTCAAGGTCAACAGACCCATAGCTACCCTGCTTCACATTATCAGCACGTCCACGCCACTGATCAGGTACATAGAACTCAGGGTCATCATCAACATAACGACGAGACACTTCGTTCCAGCGTAGGAACTTATGCTTGACTAACTGACGTGCAACGAACACTGGTGCCTTGACGTGAAACGATGCAAAGGCATGTCCGAATGGGCTGATGTGCTTGTGCTTGGCTAGGTATGCAATCAGTCTACAATCTTTAGCTGACAATGCCTTAGCCTCTGGTGCACCATTAAATACGACATCACCATCAGACTTGACACGTATACGTTCTGTAGCTGCACCATTGTGTACTCTGGGTAGCCAGTCAGACTTCTTACCGAAGGATACCCTTGCTGCATTCACCACAGATAGGTCACTACCCATGTGGTCAATGTATGTAACTTCAATCATCTTGTTTCCCTTTGAATCTATGTTTAAAGAACACGATAACATTTATCATGGTGTTGATTGTTACCATTAATATAATCCACCACTGCCACCATACAAGACCACCAACCTCAAACATTAGTTTAGCTTTTCTTTATCGAAAGTCAACTCGACTAACATAGCTGTGTTCCAGTTGTCTGCCTCTTCCTGTGCTTCCTCTACCGTTTCAAAGCATAGTGGTTCATCATGTATTGTAAAGGGATTATTGCCTGAGACATACATCAAGTCACCATCTACGTTTATCATCACTGCGTACTTTTTCAATTTACTATCCCATTAAAAAGGACAGGGCCGTGAAGCCCTGCCAAGTTGGAGAGGAGAAACTAGGCTGCTTCAATCTCGTCATCTTCACGTTCAGGGATTGGAACGTGTTCCAGAATTTTGACTGACACAAGACTTGTACGTGAGTATGTCTTGCCATCGCTACCCTGAAAGGTTGTGATCAAGTTTGTCACAGCCGCCATAGAACCGTTACCGATACCACCGTTGATGTCTGCATCCCAGACCTGACCATCAGAGTCAGTAACCTTAGGAGCACCACCTGCCTGTGGAATCTCACGGCCATCCTTTGTCACGACAAGGTGCTTACGTTCAAACTTGACAACCAACTCACCATCCATCAACCGACGCTGGTTCGGTTTCTTCTGTGTGCCAGCTGACTTTAGTTTGTCATACTCAGTCTTGTCGAGAATTTGATTAACGGTATACGCACCGTTACACTCTTCGTATGCACCCTCATAACCTGTCATGTCACGAGTGTCCTCGAAGATTTTAGCCCACTCGATTGGGCCTGTAGTAGTTACTTCTTTGTATTTAGCCAACGGTAATCTCCTTTCTTGGCTGCTTCTGAATTGCATATAGCAACTATTAAGTTAATTGTCAAGCAAAAAATGACAGGGAATAAAGAAATAATCCATATCATTAGTGTGTATCTCTCCAGTTCTTACCGATGTCAGTCGATCCTGCAAGTGGGCAGATCATGTTGAAGTTCTTACCAGTGTCAACGATTGCCTGACGTTGTATCTCACCCAAGAGTTCAGCATCACGCATCGTACCTGTCACCTCTGTCTGCCATTCATCGTGAGGCCAAGTCACTAGCTTGAAGTCGATCCACTGTCTCTTCGCACGGTGTACCCACTGTAATGCAGCATGTTTCATGATGACAGACTCACCATTCTGTAACATACCTGCCAGTGTCTTGTGTGCATTGGGTACCTTGACCTTACGTCCGTCCAATCCCTTGAACCAACCACGACTAGCAATCTCAGGTATGCGTTGCTTCTTTAGTTTAGACAGACCTTGGATAGATTCCATGAAGTTCTCAACAGCCTGACCTGCTTCCTTCTGGTTTACCTTGAGTATCTGTGCAATCTTAGCATTGCCAGCACCAAGCAGGAAAGCATAAATGAATGTCTTCGCCATGTCACGTGTGATGTGTGACATCCCTAGAGCCTTACGGTTCAGGTTGTGGATGTCAGTTTCGTCTTCCTTCTTACCTGACACAATAGCATGGACGTATTCCTCTGACCGCATCAGGTGTGCGAGTACACGCAACTGGATGCCCTCAGCATCTGTACCTACTAGGTAAGAGAACGTAGGGACACACCACAAGGCACGGAACTGTCCGTCATACTTAGCCTTAACCTTCTCCACTTCTGTCTTCGGTTCACCGTGGAACTCAGCAGGGATGTTAGCCTGATTAGGGTTGCGGTGTGACATACGTCCTGTCCATGCACCGATGTGTGCAAAGCTACCGTGAATACGTGAATCGTCACCACAGTGGCCTAGCCACTCCACCAGTGAGGATCGGCGTCCCTCAAGGGTCAACCACTCGGCAAGACGTTTGCCTCCTGCTGGGGCTGTCTCAGGCAGTGTGCTAAGGTTTGCCTCGGATAGTGTCCATCCGTACTTGGCAAACTTAGCCCCTCTTGCTTTCTCGTCTTGCATACTCCAAACCCTCCTTGATTGTCTTCTTGATTTCTTCATCGACGTTATCACTTTTAGATCGATTGTCAACAGCAGGGATCACCTGCAAATTACCTGACCAGTGTGGGCCACCGTCAGAGATAGGCCACATGTGATCTACGTGGTGTTGGATACCTGTAGTTTCTGTTAGTAGTCGAGATAGATTATATGCAAACACTCTGCGTTTCTTGTCTACTGAGCAGTCACGAATAAACTTAGGGGTGTTCGTCTTTTTCCTTGCTTTACGTGATAAAGACTTCTCAATATAATAAGATTTGTTAGCTTCATAATGAACTTTCTTCTTTGCTAGAAGAACCTCTTTGTTGGCCTCCCTGTAAGCTTTATGTTTTTCTGCGATAGCCTCTTTGTTGGCTTCATAATGAACTTTCTTCTTTGCTGCGATAACCTCTTTGTTGGCTTTCCTGTAAGCTTTCTTCTGTGATAGGATAGCCTCTTTGTTGGCTTTCCTGTAAGCTTTCTTCTGTGATAGGATAGCCTCTTTGTTGGCTTCATAGTAAGCTTTGGCATATTCTGCGGAAACTTTTTTATTAGCTTCACGGTAGGTTTTTAGGCAAGATTTGCACCAGCTTTGAAGACCGTTTCGACTATTAAGTCTTTTATTAAACAGACTCCTATGTTTAAACTCCCCACACTTGAAGCACTTCTCTGCCTGTTCAATACTTTCGTTGTTGTTCTCTGTCATACTCAATGTGTCCTTTCGTTTTCTCGAACGGCTCCCATCCAGCTTCCCACAATCTTTCGATGCGTTGCTTGGGTGAGGCAGGATTAAATGGGATGTACTCATAGCACACTAATTCGTTTGGGTCAACTGATTTGTCGAGTGCCGTTGCAAAATATTTCTCTTGTGCTTTGGTGACACTAGAGAATAAACTACCATCTGCTTTCCGTCTGTACTTGATACGATTGACCTCTGTAAGTTTAGGCGGGAAGTCTTCTTGAAGACCCTGTTCAAGGTCTTCCATTCTTGTTTGTATTTCACCGAGTAACTCCTCTGCTTTATCCTGATCGAAGTAGAATCCGTTGTCGTGCATCTGTTCACACAGGATTTGTATGTCATGTTCACAACGTAAAGACTCTTGCCATTCAGGGTCTTCTATGACTTTCTTAAAGTGTTGATACACCTTGACGGTAACGGTTACGTCCTGTTGACAGTACTCTATCATCTCGTCTGAGAGTTTAGAGAAGTCTGTGAACCCTATCTTGAAATCACCTAGTCGTTTACCCCAAGCCTTGAGGCTGTGACCTGCACCATCTAGGGTGTAGTCCACCAGACGAGAGACAACCAAGGTGTCAATGACTTTCTGTTCGGGTATTGTCTGACCCAACAGCCTGTTTATCACTGGTACATCAAAGCCAAGACCATTATGAAAAACAAAACTGCTACAATTATTGCAGTACTCAACAAAGCGATCCCTTTCTTCTGGTATGGTTGTCAGGTTACAGAATGTCTCACGTTCACCCGTGTCAACATCCTCTGCACAGATAACCCAGATGTACTGTGGGTCTAGGCTTTCTGTTTCAATGTCCATTGCTACTGTTTTCATATTCTTTCCTTGCAATCCTTAGACTGTCTTTGATGTTCCTCTTGGTTACCTTACAGACAGAAGTTCCTTTAGTCAAGTTTTCTTTTGCAGGTATTATCTGTAAGTTTCCTGACCAGTGAGGGCCACCGTCTGACAGAGGCCACATGTGGTCCACGTGATGTTCAATGCCAGTTGCTAGAGAGATTACTTCACGTAGTTTGAATATTTTTTTTAACCTTTGTCTTTCTACATCACATTTTTTAAGAAACCTAGGTATTGCTTTACGTTTAAGTGCTCTTCTTCTTGAACTTAGCTCCGCAGATTTTTCTTTGTTATTTTGATAGTAAGCTTTAGTAATCTCACTTATCTTCTCCTTGTTATTTTCTTGGTAAGCTTTCTTAATCTCCTTTATCTTCTCTTTGTTAGCCTCTCTGTAAGCTTTATTATACTCACTTATCTTCTCTTTGTTAGCTTCGTTGTAAGCTTTTTCCAGTACCTGTCTACAAGCCTTACAATCGGGTCTATGACCATCCTTTCTAGCTCTCTGTCTATAAAACATCTCATAAGGTTTAACCTCACCACATTTAGTACACCTCTTAGTCATCATCAGGTGCTCCAAATATGTCATGCCAGATACACTGGATTACAGTCCAAGGCCATAACAGGCTATGCATTCTTGCACGATTAACATTCATTTCACCCTCTCGTTCCAAGAGGTGAAAGATCGTAGCCACGTGTATGTAGTGCAGGTAGATACCTAGGCAATACAACACCCCTGCGGCTGTCGCCATGTAATCAAAAGTCATCTGGTTTCTCGCTTAATGTAAAGGTGGATGGGTTGAACTTCAGTTGTCCTGCATAACCTGTCGGTCCTACTGGACGGTTCTTTGTGACCAATAGCTTAGTCGTGTTGCGTTCATCAGCATCCTCAGATAGCTTGTCACGCTTCAAGTCCACGACAACAGACGCACGTTGTTCGATCATGCGGCAGTACTTGACAGCACCATCATCGTTTGTGTGTCCGATAGTCACGATACCAACCCCTAGTTCTGCTGCCAACTTGGACAGCCTTACTGACAGGTCAGCTAGGAACTGTTCCTTGCTTTCTTCTGCCGCTACACCTGCACTGATGTCCTGTATCGGTTCGAAGAACACATACTGTACACCACAGGCTTGTGATAGATACCTTATCTGAGACAATAAGTCAAGGGGGTCATCCTCATCATTCAAATAAAATTGGTATAGTCTCTCGTCTTTAGTCAACTCTTCGATAGCAGCCTGTACAAAAACGTCTGCACGTTTGTCTTCGATCAAGTCCTTGCGTGTCAGGTTATCGTTCAGGCGGTATGACACCAACCCTAGCAGTGACCGTAGTTTAGTTTCTTCCATGTGCCATATGGCTATCTTGATATCAGGGTAATGACTCAGGATACGGTACTCTAGGTAGCGCATGAACTCAGTCTTGCCGATACCTGTCTGTGCCTTGAACAGGGTGAAGTGTCCCTGCATCAAGCCCAAGCACATCTCGTCAAACTCTGCAAGCCCTGTCTCAACATAGACATGATCATCTGCCTTGTTGTATAGGCTAAGGAACTGTTCAGTTGTGTTGATCACATTCTCTGGTGTGTATTTCTTGGCGTTGAACCAAGCAGCCTTGAACTCTTGGGTAGCACCCGCCTGTAGGAACTCGTTAGCATCCTTGTACTTGTCGTGTGGTACACGATAGACTTTGTTCGGGTACATCTTGGCGATCTTGTGGGCAACTGCGTTCCCTGCCTCGTCGTTGTCGATTGACAATACAATCTTGTCGAAGGATGACAGCCAGTCGTGTACGTTTTCCCACAGCTTGCGTGATGGTTTAGCTGAGGGTAGAGACACTACAGGGTTCGGGTAC